CTTCTGGACAGATACCAAAAACTTTCGCAAGGACATCGACCCCACCTACAAAGGCAACCGGACAAGGCGCAAGCCTGCTGGCTACCTGAAACTTAAAAGGTGGTGCATGGACACGTGGAAGAGTGTGTTGTTGCCTGGCCTAGAAGCTGACGACGCACTCGGTATTGCTGCCACTAAAGGTGACATCTCTAACTTTGTTCTTATCTCACCTGACAAAGATTTAGAGCAGATCCCCTGTCGGATATTTAATCTAAAAAATGAGTTTACGCAAACGCCGGAAGAGGCTGAATTTAAGCTCTACTGCCAGTGCCTTACTGGCGACAGCGTTGACGGTTTTAGCGGTGCTCCTGGCATCGGCCCTAAACGTGCTACTGCTGTACTTAGTAATTGTGAAGGGGATTACTGGCGAACAGTGGTTGAAACCTTTGAGAAGTGTGGACTGTCTGAGGCAGATGCATTAAAAAATCTACGCCTCGCCCGCATCCTGCAAGTTCAAGACTGGGATGCAAAGAAACAAAAGCCAATCCTCTTTACACCATGAACAAGTTCTCGCCATCACACTACCAACTTGGAAAGATCCAAGTATGGGACTTCATTGCTGACCAAGACCTCGGATTTTTAGAAGGCAATGTGGTCAAGTACATCACGAGAGCTGGGGCGAAGGCAGAAGAATCACGCCTCGACGACTTGCTCAAAGCACGCGCTTACATCACCAAACTGATCCACCTTGAATATGACCGCACAAATTCCCGACCTCTTGGGTCAAGCCCTAAAGTTCAGGGAAATCATGGGTCAACACTCGGGCCGCTTCCATCCCGACCATTTGACCGTCCAGGCTTCGCTGATTGAAGAAGAGACAGCAGAGTTCCGCACTGCTCACATGGATGCTTTGCGGCACATGCAAAACCCCAGGGCACGCGAGGCGGCACTGAAGGAGCTCTCAGATCTTGTCTACGTGTGCTTTCAATATGCAGCAGCTGCTGGTTGGGAGCTCGATGAGGCACTTGATCGAGTCCACAAATCCAACCTGTCCAAACTCGTCGACGGCAAACCTCTTAAACGCGAAGACGGAAAGGTCCTGAAAGGGCCTAATTATCAACCTGCAAACCTTATTGATCTAGTTTGATGCCTGATTATGTCGCAAGAACTGGTCGGGTCCAATCATGGCTCGACAACCCAGAATCAAAACTCCCAGTGTCATGCACGGTCTTCGTGTGTGACGACTCAATCGAAGGGCCAGAAGGTCTGGAGGCCAGCTGGCGCTACGTCAGTCACGCCCTACGGAATGCGGCCGGAGTCGCTGTTCACCTTTCTAAACTCCGTCCACGGGGTACAGAGAATGGAAAGGGCCTCGTCAGTAGCGGCGCAGTGTCGTTTGCAAGGGTGTACTCCACTCTTAACGAAGTACTTAGACGAGGTGGCACGTACAAAAACGGTGCTTGCGTTATACATCTTGACGCAAATCATGTCGACTTAGAAGAGTTTGTTGACGCTACTCGTGAAGAACTTCCATGGGTAAAGAAGTGCATTGATATTAAACAAGAGTGGTGGGATGCCCTTTCCGATAATCTTAAAAACAAGATCTACAAAGCAATCCAGGCTGGTGATATCTGGCTCAACAAAGTCAAATACGGGGCCGACGGTGAGCGTATTTACGGAAACGTGTGCCAGGAAATCTACCTCAAAAGTAGAGGCACTTGTTTACTTCAACATGTGCAACTTGGAGCCTGCAATGTGGAAGATCTACGGCCAGCTTTTATCCAAGGTATGTCCGAATTGGTCTCTCTCCACGGACGGACAGGCGTTGGTGATACGGGTGAATACCTATCGCCCGACGTTGATCGACAGGTTGGCCTCGGTGTTCTCGGGTTGGCTAATTTCTTGGCTTACCACGGAGTCAGCTACGCCGCCTTCGGTGAAGCCCTTGAAGCCGTCAATCTCGGAATGGACTTCGAACAAACTCCTGCAATTATCCTGGCCCAGGAGTGGGTGGCAGCCGTTGCTGGTGCAGCACAAATTGCTCGAGCAGCGAACATGGAGAGAGCTTTCACGATCGCTCCGACAGCGAGTTGCTCCTACAAATACAAAGATCTCGCCGGCTACACAACGGCTCCTGAGATCGCTCCTCCCATCTCTCGGCAGGTAGATAGAGACTCAGGAACGTTTGGCGTCCAAAGCTTTGACTATGGTCAAGTGGAAATTGCCAGCGAATGTGGCTGGGAGGCATATAAAAAAGTGGCAGATGAGATCTGCCGATGTTTTGAAAACACGGGGCTGTTCCATGGGTACAGCTTCAATAGTTGGAGTGACGTTGTGACCTACAACCAAGCCTTACTCCAGGATTGGCTGGATAGCCCCCAGACAAGCCTGTATTAGGCGCTTCAGGTCATGCCGGATACTCTCCGTAAAGATGACGTTACTGCCCTTCTAGAGGACGGTAGCGATTACTCAACGCTCTTTGACCTGGAGGATCAATTCTGTTCATCTTGTGCTGAGTAATGTCTGAGTATTTAAAAATCTTGTCCCGCAAGAGAGCGTGGACTCCAGTTGCTGTTGATAAAGGAGTAGTTGCAGAAGGTAGCGAGGACACACTCAAAAGGTGCCTCGCCCTTCGCACTCTCGAGTTACCCGTAAAAGAGATGCTTCAACAGGGTCTAGAGCGTGAGCTTCCTGATGACCCTGGCATCATTCCTGCCCTCCGTTCAAATCAAAACGATGAAGAGAAGCATGATCGCGCTCTTCAGTATGTTGTTGATGCTCACGGCATTGACGAGCGAGCTGAACGGGAGGCCCAAAGAATCCGCGAGGCTTGGCTCAGCAATCCGTCACATCCGATCCTCAAGACGGCGATTCTTGAGCGCTCAGTATTCTTTTGCCTCCTACCCTTTTTCAGGTTCAATGGCTCAATCGGTCTAAGAACCGTCGCTAGTGATATCTCAAGGGACGAACAAGTTCATACTTTGCTCCACGCCATGGTTGCCAAAGACCTAGGGGAAAAGGCAACCCCCGCGCTTAACAAACTTCGTAAAGCTACGGTCCACTGGGCGATGGACTTATTGGGTACTCCTAGCAACCAGTACCTGAACAAAGACTATTGGCTGAAGGCATCTGACAACCTCTTCTACCAGGGCAAAGCCCCTGAACTTGTGGAGACGCAGCGTGCTCGTATGCCTAGCTTCTTTGAAGCCTCGAATGTAAATCTACCTAAATATGGCTGAACTATCCCCACAGGATGTGTTTGGTGGTACGGAGTTTCTCCCTAAATTGTGTGAGGAGCTCGACCTTGTATTCCCGCACTATCTACCACAACCATCTGACAGTATCTCCACCATCATGTTTCGTGCTGGTCAGCGAGAAGTTGTTGAGTATCTACTCCAAAAGATAGAGGACACTTAAATGTC